CACCGAGGTTTGTACAGCCTTTACGCCCGTCTGGAAGTTGATTGCCTGGATCGCGCTCGTCATCCGTGAAACCGCCCTCGTGCGCAATCATCTGCTTGAAAGCAAAGTCCCAGTTCTTGTTCATCGCTTCCTCATGTCAATGATCTTCTCAAGAGTCCGACCACCAAAGTAAAACGACATAATGAGCATGCCCCACTGACCCAACAGCTCGACATAGTTCTGGTTTGTATCCTTGCCAAACGCAGACATCATGGCAAACGTAAAATAGCCTGCCAGAATGAATATAAGCGTCATAGGACGTATATTTTTTGACAGCCATGAGTCACTACCCATGTCTGCTTTTAATCGCTCTGTGAGGTTGTTTTGCTCAATCTCAAAGAGCTTAGTCTCGTTGGCAATCTTTGCTAACTCACCGTCTTGGTGGAGTTTTGCAAGCTCAGCCTTAGCCTTGTCTGCTGCTGCTTGGTCAGGCAACACACGGTCAAGGATCTTGCTACCAACTTCAAGCAGAGGCCCGAGTGGAATCATCGTCCTTACTCCTTAGAAATGTTCCTTAGAAATGTTGCCGCAGCTTTAGCACCCTGGCGACCAGCAATACCACCGACGGCACCAATAGACAACATCATGACATCTTTCAAAATCGATAGAAATTTCTCATCGATAGGGCTGATGTTCTCCATGTCGTGCTCTACAAATAGCACACCGAGGATGATCGACACGACAGAAACAACAAGAATAAACGTGAGCGATAGAGCAATGATCGCCCATACCCTGACTTCTATTTGTTCTGCGGTTAAGTCTTTCATGTTATTGCCCCAGGAGATACAGCATCCACACAATGACAGCCATACAGATTGCAAGGATGACTGCTAATGCTCCAGCATCCTGCACGCTTTCATCTTCATCATTTTCTGGTTTACTTTCCATTCGGCCATGCCTCGATGATGTAGTTGACCAGATGGTAAAGAATGATGCCGCCAGTACCTATGACCGTTGCAATCAATGCACGCTCGCGCTTCTGCTTTTCCAACCTTTCAGCCTCGCGCTTGGCAGCAAGTTCAGCAGCCTTGCGCTTTTGCACGATAGATGTGTGTTCTGCAATGATCTCGTCCCACACATCACCCTGCCCAGACCACACAAGATACTGTTGTAGCTCTCGCTCCATATCTCGTATCTTGCGAGCAGCAATAACAGACTCCATCGCTTCTGACATTGCCGACCGCTGATCTTCTGGCTTTAGCTTGGCACGCTCTTCGTTACTAGCCTTTTGAACGGCATCACGCGCCTCGAAAAGCTGTAGAAAGTCACCAAGACAGTCTTGAGCCTGTTTGCCGATACTAATGGCTTTTTTGATGCCCTCAACCGCAGCCTCGGCAGTGGCAAGAGCTACGGCTACTTCTATCATTTCACACCTTCAGAACAAGCCCCAGTAACAACAGGATGATAGCGCCAGCAGACCCTAGTAAGATAGTCTCTAGTCTCTTAAGTCTGGCGTTGATTCCCTCATATCGAACAGCACAGACTTCTTCGTGAGCAGAAAAACGGGCTTCCAGTTCCATCATGCACTCCAAGGCATTCCATTAGCGGTTACAGGATTCAGTTGCTTTTCGACCTTAGCCGTTAGATTGGCTTCTATCTCGGCCTTCTGATCGCCCAGCGCGTCATACACCCAGCCCAGCACGATTTCTTCGGTCAGGTTCTCGTAGGGGATGAAACCGGGTTCATCCGGGTTGTTAACGTAGGTAGTCGTACCACCGTAGAAGGCAGAGGCTGAGTCCTGTTGAGCGGTGCAAGACCATGCCACGTTGATAACAAACCCATCACTAAGCACACGGGTCATGTTTTGGATAGTCCAAGTAATCATGTTTGTCCCTTTTAGTTGAGAGCGACCCAAGCGCCGCCAGAGTAAATGTAAAGTTTATTGTTTGTGCTATCAATTACCATCGGCGCAAGCCCTGTAATAGCAGTTGGTGTGCCTGTTGGCGTGCCTGCACAAGTTGGGATATACAAAAATCCATTAGTGGCCGTTGTTGCTAAAGCTGCTGTTCCTACACGGACATTGCCATCTTTATCAATACGCATACGTTCAACAGGCGCGACGCCATTGGCCGCAGATCCGAACGCAAGTTCCGTCGCAGTGCCCCCACCAACAACATTGACGCCAGAAATATATGCTTGCCTATTGCCCCAGTTAGTAGACAAGTTCGGCGCAAACAGCAATCTAACTTCAGAATTTAGGCTGTTGTCTGCGTTTTGGAGAATGCCGCCAATTGATGCCGCCCCCGCAGCAGTTGCAACCGTGTGAAAAACGCCTCCTGGCGAACTCGTCCCAATACCAACCCGGTTGTTCCCAGCATCCACAAACAGCATATGGGTCTGGGTATCGGACTCGACACGGAAGTCGTAGTCGTTGCCGGGGTCGTTGAAGACGGCTTCTCCAGCCGCGAGTTGGAAACGCTCAACAGGGGTTGTTGTTGCAGCAGGCGTCGTACTGAAAACAATACGCCCCGGAGCACTAGTGGCACTCCATGTTCCTGCGCCAATGAATTGAATTGAAGCCCCATCAGCAGTAAGCGTTGGTATTTCGCCTGTTCCAGCAATCGTACCTAATGATGTCGATGAACCAATTGAAGAGGCAACCCTTTCGATAGAAAAAGTCTGTCCACTTGTTCCGCTAACCTGTAATCTGTAATCAGGCGAACTCGTCCCAATCCCCAGGTTGCCGGAGGAGTCGAGGCGCATAGACTCCGCACCGCCCTCTGCAAAAGCAATGGTGTCAGCCGCAGGGAAGAAGATGCCGGTGTTGTCATCACCGAGCCGGGTCAGGGCAGGGGCGGCAGCAGAGCCAGCAGCAAACTGGACGTTCCCCGCAAAATAGTTCGCCGCAGTCCCTGACGCATAGATGTTCCACTTGTTCGTGCCGGAGGAAACCAGCGAGGTGATGCCGAAGTTGTTTGTGCCAGATGTCAAATCTTCAATACGAATGCCGTGCTGACTTGTGATAGACGCGCTAGTACCCAGAGTTACATTTAGGATACGAGCGCCACTGGCATTAGTTACGGCAACAGAATCTGCAATTGAATTGTTTGCTAGGAAAGCAGCAGAATGTGTAGTTCCAGACAAAACAGCAGTTGAACCAATTGAATATTGATTACTACCGCTAGTAGTAGAACCTCTTGCTAATATGTTATACGCCCCGCTGGCAGCACCCCCCACCCCCATATACCCATTCACCTGTACGGTGTCGGTGGAGGCATCGCCAAGGGTGGTGTTGCCTGTGATGTTGGCATTGCCTGTTACAGACAGAGCGTTTGTTGGGGAGGATGTCCCAATACCCAGACCTGTGGTGGTCAGCACCATCTGATCTGACCCGCCGCCAGCGGTGAAACCTAACTTGTCTGCTGCGGGGAAAAAAATGCCCGTGTTTGGGTCATTTGTATAGCTAAACGTGGGGGCTGAGTTAGTCCCACTCCACCCAGACAAGATGCCGTCAGAGTTAATACGAGCACGCTCTACACTATCCGTGTAAAACGAAATCGGGTATGTGCCAGAATGACTAATATATGCAGCATAAGCAGGGGTGGCTGCGCTGCTATTGATTCCAACATTAACAGTCCCGCCCGTGTTTACAAACAAGGATGATGCTCCATTTGTTCCTGTTGTCGATACTAAAGCTTGACTAGCGCCAGCGGCAGAAACTGTCAACGTATTTAATAATGTTGACGTGCCAATACCGACCTGGCCTGACGCATTGATAACAAAAGAGTCTGTCGGAGCAGATTGATTGATTACGACAGCATCACTGGTTCCAGCAGTACCAGCGCCTTTAATACGAAAACCACCGTTTGCAGATATACGAGCGCGTTGAATACCGTTAGCACCAAAGATCAAATCACTGTTTGCTCTGTTTACAACATACGCCTCGCCACTAGCCCCCTGTCCAACCTGTAAAGATGAAATACCAGGAGTTCGGCTGTTAGAAGCAATCTCTTGATACAAGCCTGCCGGAACAGTATTGCTTATATGTACCTGGCCGCTACCGTCAGGAGCAATAATGATATTGCCACTCGTATCTGTAGATGACAGCGTGTTGCCATCCAAACGCAGATTGTCTACATTCAACTGAGTCGATACAGAGACAGCCCCAGTAGAGTCTGCAATGCTAATAGCAGCAGTACCGTCTCTTGCTTTGATAGCACCAGTCTCTACGTTTGCAACGTCCAGGTCGCCTGTAAGCTGAATTTGACCCGTTCCATTCGTTGCAATAAGAATGTTTCCGTTGACACCATCCTGAATCGTTATTGATCCAGAATTCGTGCCTGAGTTCGTATTCAGAATAAGATCAGCAGTGCCGTTCGAGGTAATCGTGACGTTAGTATTGGAGTCACCTACACGAATCGTATCGGCATCAAGATAAACATCACCAGTCCCGTTAGGCGCAAGAATGATGTTGCCATTCGTATCGGACGATGACAGCGTATTTCCTGACAAATTGAGATTGTCTACAGCCAACTGAGTCGACACGCTAACAACACCAGTTGAATCTGCAATCGTGATAGCAGCAGTGCCATCCTTAGCTTTGATATTGGTTACTTCGATATTCGTAAGGTCTACCGTTGTCGCAACAACATTACCAACCCAACCATCTGACGAGAAATATCCAGCAGAAGCACCACCTACAGCAACACCGAGTTGATTAGCAGCAAAACCATACAGACCTGTATCAAGATCACCGTACAGTTGGATACCAGGCGCAGCAGCAGTGCCTTGTGGAATGACATAAACATCCATTGCACCGGATTGCCATTCTTTCAGATCACTCATTAACTCCCGAATGGCATTGTTGATACCACTAGGCGCACAACCCTCTGCAATATTGATACCGTTGATATCGGTATTGTTGCCTGGGGTAGTGGAAAATTCACTGATTTTGGTCTTTGACATGATTATTCCTTAATCTGCTCAGCTTGATAGAGCATATTCAACAATGCTTGATAGTTGATGTCAGGCGCGGCTTGTCTTGCACCTAAAAGACCCCTAGCAACCTGTCCGGTTCCATACGCAGCCTCACCAACTACACGAGGTGATGACATTGCAGCCCCAGCAGCCGCAGCAGGCATACCACCTACCGAATACAATCCGATACCACCAAGAGGCGCTGTAGCCCTTTGGATTCCTCTAGGAGCTAATTCGCTAAGAGCTTGACCTGCAAGAGCTGGCATCATCTGTTGCCCACCCTGCTGCTCTAATTGTTGAGCAAGTTGGAGACGCTGGCCGTAGTTCGTATTAGCATTGTTTCTCATCAACGATTGCAGCTTACGCATGGCCGTATCAGCAGAGGCTTTGTTACCCAAAGACAGCGCACGCTCGATCTCACGAATCTGATCGGTTGCCTCGCTGTAAGCCTGCATCGTTTTAGAGTACGTCGGAGCTTGTTTGCTAATCTCGTTTTTGATCGAGTTATAAACACCCTTAACGACCATCTCTGCTTGCGTACCAGGCTTGACCGTCTCAAGAACCTGACCAACCTTTTGCTTTAAAGCGTCCATGCCTTCTGGCGTGTGAAAATCAGTAGGGTTCAGGTTTTTCCAATCTTGAATTGCCTGATTTACTTCAGCTAGTTTTCCAGCGGCTTCTTGATTCTTTACTTGGCCCTTGTACGTAACCTTGCTTTCTGCCTGTTGCAGTGCGTTATCAATGCCATTAAATGTAAGAACAGTCTTATCGCCACGGATATTTTGCATGTTGGCACGATAGACATTACCGCGATCAACACGCAATTGCTCAAGATTCTGTTTTGCAGCCTCAAGCACATCTGTCATCGGGGCTTGTCCACGCAAGTTCTCAACAAACTGAGCACCCCTAGCGCCACCCTCACGACCAGCTTGATAAGCCTGACTGATAGCCTCTTTGCCTGCCCCAGTAGTAGCTCCCAACATGCTAGGAGCAACCGCACCTACGCCTTGCACAGCAGCCGTTCCAGCGCGTGCAGTAAGCGCGAGAGGGTCTACATAGCTTGCAGCACGAGAAAGCGCCTGAGAAGCCGACGGAAGCCTTGCAGTAGCCATTGAGCCACCCGTCAACACGGTAGACACATCTGCCATAAACGCAGCAGGATCGGTAGCAATCAATTTCTTGACAGCTTCAGTCGATCCGTACCGCTGGCGATACATATCAGCGACTTGACTAGCAGATTGACGGGAAGCAGGGTCTTCGCCTATCGCTTGAACAAGTCTTTCTGGAAGGATGTTTTGCAACGTGCCAGCGGCAACATCTAACACAGCCTTGCCGGTTTGAATCGGGCTTGCAATGGCAGAGGCAATATCGCCAACCATGCGACCTACAGAACCAGGGAACGCTGCAACGCCTCGTTCAGCGACTTCCATCGGCCCCATTTCACCGTAAGACACCCGGCTAACGTCGCGGATTTCTTTTTTGAAGTCTTGGCCAGCACGCTGCAAAACTTGTTCACGGGTGACGTTATTAGGCACGTTCTCATAAACATGCGTAGAACCGTCGCCAAAGGTAACAGTAATATCAGCCATGATTACCACTGACTCCTTCCGGTTCGTGCGCGAGTAGATTGAAGTTGCTTATCAATCTCTTTTGCAATTTCACCCGTTCCAAATAGTCTATCAAGATTAGCCATTGCGTCTAGGTTAGCTTCGTAACTTAAACTCGGATCTGTAGCAGCCCTGAGATACATCTGCATCTCAGCGTTTGAGTTCATCTGCTGGGCATTCATCCCAGTAGCGTTCTTGATGAGGTTCAACAAAAGCGGACGAGTCTGCTCAATTGTCTGGCGCTGTTGCTCCGTCTTAGTTCCAACCGCTGCGCCAACCGCACGCCCAGCGCCGGAAGCAGACGCCCTTGCTCCTACGTTTTCTGTCGCAGAAGCCTCAGTGCTAACAATCCCACCTTCTTTCAGCAAAGTGTCATAGTTGCGCTTCAACTGCCGCAGAGTTGTTCCGAGTTGATCTTTGGCGTCTTCTCGTTTAGTAACTTCCTCTTGCCGCTTTTCCTGCAACGCCTGTTGTTGTGCCGCAAACTGCTCACGACGCAAGTCAAACATTTGTTGAGAGATGTCCTGCTGAGATTTTGCAAGCGTTCCGGTTAGTTCTTGTTGGCTCTTGGCAAGGTCAAGCGATTGCTGCATTTGTTGTTCACGCAGCTTTATGCTTTCAGCAGACGTAGATGCACGTTGGGCAGACTCGCCCAACTGTCGAATACGCTCATCAACCTTGTCTGGAGGAAGTTGACCAGTCGCATAGCTTTGTGCATATCGCTGGGCAATAGACCGCAACGATTGTGGCAGCGTGTTGTCAGCAGTGAATATCTCAAACGGGTTGTCTTGAGCCATTCCACCAGCAGTTAATCCGACTTGCCTCATCCCCTGCACAATCTCAGGAACGGCTTTCAGCGCAGCCAGCGGGTTATCAGACAACGCAGCCAGCGCCATAAGACGCTGCGGATCGAGCTGTAACCCACCTGCGGTAGGCATCTGTCCGATCTGCACATTGCCATCCGACTCTTCTGCAAACTGAGCAGGTTGACCAGGAGTGCGCTGGATGATCGAACCGGATAGCTGTCGCATCTGTTCTATTCGACGCTGTTCAGCAATCTTCCTAGCAAGCTCCATCTCTTGCAGACGCTGGTTGTACACCTGCTGATATGCCTGCTGACCAGCAGATAGACCTTGTACCAACCCTTGTCCCAAACCAGGACGTACAGCAGCAGGCCCACCAGCAGCCAACAGACCTAGACCGAGGTTCAACAGACCTGCTTGCCTAGCCTGACCCTGTAGACGTTTAGCCTCTTCCTCGCCCAACAGACCAGTTGCGTAAGAGGGTGCTTGCGGAAACAACAGAGATGCAATATCCATGATTCACCTCACAGCAGCGTTACTGGGCGCTGTTGAACGAGTTTAGGTGCGAGTAATGATTGAATGGGGCTGGTGATGTCCACACCTTTGCCCTGAATAAGCCCAGGAGAAGGTGCGCCTGGCTGTTGGCGTGAGAGTAGACCACCAAGAATAGGCCCGAGAAGATTAGACCCGCCACCACCAGGCTGAGTGGTCGTGGTTTCGTTTGATTGGTTATAGCCTACGAGAGTATTGACAAGATCCGGGTCAAGACCCAGCGTGGTCAGTGCAGTCGTTGCGTATTGTTTTAATGCGCCTGGCGTGTATTTAACGATGTCACCAGCGCCTTTAAGAACGCTAGGTTCTGCCCCTTTTGGTAGGGCCTCGGTAGGAACAGACGCATCATAAATCGGCGCATCAATCGACCCATATCCAGCATCGCCATACAACGCGGCTTTAGTAGCGCTTCCGGCGTCTACAGGAGCGCCCATCGAGCCTTCTATTGCAGCAAGATCGCTAGCAGCAGTCCCAGCGGCACCACCTGCGCCAATGAGAGTTTGTGCTTCTGGCGTTAGTTGACCAGCAATGTTCTCAACAGCAAGCGGAGTTTCAGCCAGCGTGCTTGATAGAGCAGAATCTCCAGGAACCAATACAGGCTCACTGATGACAGGAGGCGGAGTCATATTAAGCAGACCTTCGCCATACCCTGCGTTTCCGTACAAAGCGGCTTTCGTAGGGTCGCCAGCAACAGCGCCGAACAAATCACCGCCGATTGCGCCAAGCGCCTGTCCGCTGACATACGTCAACAACGCTGCATTGGCTGCTTTAGCGAGTTGGTCAACAATCTTGTCTAAACTCGCACTCCCTGTAAGCGTAGACGATTGATATACACGAGCTTCAGGCGCACCGCTGGCACCATAACTAAGAGCGATATTTGTACGATCACCTTGGTCTGTAGGGATAGTCCCCGGAAGTGGGTATACCTCAAACCCACCTGGTGTAGCCTGTCCAGACATCTGCGAGCCTGTGTACCCAAGCTCATTGAAAAGTTTGATTGCTTTTTCACCAGGATAAACAAGGCCTGTCGTTACCTGTCCATGGCCGTCTACATAGGATTGGATTGGTATTAAGTGTTGCGTCTCTGCGGCAGTAAGTTGCCGACCTAGAGCAGGGCTATAGTATCCACCCAAAACCATCTCAGGTTCTGGACGAGAACCATACATAGGCCCACTTTCACCTTGACCAATGATTTCGTCGACATATCTAATTCGACCAGACGGAACCATAATGTCCGTCACCTGCATTTGGGACGGGTCAGTTGGAAAGGCGTCTTTCAGTAAGTTCTGAAGCTGTGATGCGGATACGGCCATGATGTCACCTACTTCTTAATACCGAGATACGTCAGCAGACCAGACGCAACAGCAGCAGGGATGTTCAGACTGCCATCCGACCCCAACACAGCACCGCCAGCTAGTGCAGCACCAAGAGACTGCAAGGCTGGATCTGTTTCGTACTCAGTCGATACGGTCTGGCCTGTTGGGATACCAGACATACCTGATAGGAAGGTCTGTAGCCGTATATACGGTGCCATCTCTTCTTCTTGGAATTTCTGCATATTCGCAAGGTTTTCAGCTTGAGTGTAGCCTTCTTGAATCTGACCGACTCGCAACGCTTTTTCTGCATCGGCATACCTAGCTTGAGACAACGAAGGAGCAAGGGCAGATGCAGCTTCTTGACGCCCACGCTCAGACTCGTAACCTCTAAACGCCAAAGTTCCACCGATGTTGGAAAGTTCCCTCGCTAACCCAGTTGCAGCACGTTCCTGAAGCTGTTGCGCTGCACCAGATCCATATCTACCAGCACGAGAGGCTTGTGAGGTGATGTTTGCAATCTGATCCTGGAAAGCCTCTTCTATAGGCGTTTTGGCGGCAGCAAACGCGCCAGTGAAAAACGGGTTCAAGCCTAGATAGTCACCGCCAATCGTTTTTTCTTGCTGCGAAATAGATTCTGTCAGAAGTTTGTTAGTGCCAGTGGCAGTGTTGTATGCACTGAGAAGTGCAGCTTTTGTTTCTGCACTTGGCTTAGCATATCGATCACCTTGATACACCCCAGGATCACCCTCGCCATACAAAGTTTCTAGCCGATTAGCGGCAAGCTGGTTAAGGTTTGATGCCCCACCAGCCGGGGTAAGCGCTCCAGGCGCGGACGTAACGGTAGATGAAGATGGGCCACTCATGTCACACCTCTGCTGCCCACTTGACGGGCTTGAAACCCTGCTCAGGAGCTACCTGCTCCCAGCCAGGACGTAATGATGAAAAGGTTAGTTTCTTAGCACCAGACTCTTTTGCAAGCTGCTTTGCAAGCTCCATAGCACCGTCCAGATTCCACTCTGCCCAGCCAGCCCACAAGTGCATTGCAGTCCGCTCTGGCTGCATGACAGCAAACGCTACAGGCTTGCCCTCTTCTACAGCCAGCCACAATGCTGCACGGCGCTCCTTACATTCAACGTAGACATCTTCCGGCAACCAAGGTTCCGGCGATACCTGCGCGATCTCAACAAGTTTAGGACGCACCCACTCCCATACAGAAGCAAGCTGTTCAGGTTGTACGTATGTTTTAGCCCAGGACGACATATTTGTAGGTCTTGTTAGCGGTTGAGTTAGCAAAATGGTTGACGGTGCATTGACCCTGAATCTGGTTTGATGCGTACACATCCGATGTTGATGACTCGTCTACCTTGTTAGCAGTGACAATCACACTTGGAGTAGATGGCCGAGTCGGGCTTGTCTGGGTAGGAAGCTGTTCAAGAATCACAGCAGTGTTAGTAGTCGACCACATGATTTCAACGTAGTCGCCAGCAACGACTTGAGTGTAAAAGTTCAATGATGCAATCAAGTGTCCTTTAATAGATCCATGCTTATTGGGAACCGAGAACTTAGAGTTCGACCCAGCAATGTCTGTACCGTTTTTTCTAAACCACACATCAACATCTTGAATTTGAACGTCATCGTTAGCAAACTGGATCGAGAACTGGATGTTATAAATGCCACCCGTTGCAAACGTGATGCGCGAGTTGCTAACAACACTTACACCGTTGCTGAAGTCTGTCGTGTCTAGTGTGATCGCATAAGCAGTTGTGGTGCTTGCAGCAGACTGGTCTGTGGTGTCTTGAAAAGCCCCGAATGGCACGTTATCCGTGTTAGCCGCAGCAGAGGCAGCTACAAACAGAATAATGCTTTCCTCGCTGATTCTGGGATCATACAGAGTGGTTGTAGTTGCACCACCCGCGGCAAGTGTAATGGTGCCTACAGAGTTGATCTTACCGTCGAGAGTCCGATTGACGATCTCTGCAATGTCCCGAGGTGTACCGCCCTGCTGAGGTAGTCTGCGAAACATCACCGACCCCCTGCTGGGACTATCTCAACCTCTACACCAGTTGCGTTTGTCCAGTTGCCTGTTGGCGTCAGCGAAACCCGGTGATACCGACCGATTGACCGTAGTGGAATTCTGTTTTCACTCGATGCTGCAACAGCGGTTGAGTAGTTCAAATCACCATCCAACCTAAACCTACTAGCGACAGATACTGTTGCAGAACCATTCGCAATGAGTGGCCTCGCAAGCCTCAACATTGTATTAACAGGTTGTTCTATGTCACCTGTCGTAAGAACGGCAGTCAACGGTGTACCGCTGAACGTGACAATCTTATCGTCCCTAACGCCACCGAGAACGATCTGCCCACCAGCCCACAAACGAGAGTCAAGCGACGCAGGAAGCGCATCCAGTGAGGCAGAATAAATATCTAAACCCTCTACCGTTACAGGCTGTGTCGCCAATGTAGACACATAATCAGCCGTTGTCTGAGCATAAGACCATTTATCTGCTGCCCAGTTATAGATAAGCAGATAAGTCTCGGCAAAGGTATTCTGGAATCCCCAGATCACGACCTTATTAACCGGGTCAATCGCAGCAGAGATGTTCTGAATAACAGTAGGAGCAACGTTATCAAAAAACCACTTGTCTATACGATCATTTCCAATCGGTTTGACAGTCTGCCCATCGCACACATAGAACCCGTCATCAGAAAGGAAGTACGTGAAGCCACCAGACTGCACAATGCTTCCGCGACTCATGCAGCCAAGACTACGAGTGATATTGTCAAATTGGAAGTACAGGGGCGCACCAATGTACGTCATCCGGTAGATGCTGCGCTCCAACAAGACAATGCCGAACTCGCCACCTGTAATCCCCATGATGTCGCCACCATCGGGAATGAACTGGCTATCAGACTGAGAACCAGTACCAGGTGTCCAGTTCGTCTCGTCGTTTACATCTGACCAAAAGACCTTATTTGGATCTGCTGTAGTTCCCGCAGCCACAACAAAGTCCCGAACGACAGTCACATACTTAGCAGCAGGCGCAGCAGCATTAAGGTCTGCAAAATTGGTAGAGGTTCCTAACGTATAACCCTGTAGCTTGTTTTTCCCATTGGACATAATGAGAACGCCACCGAATTGAGCATGATCCCAGAAATCAGTTACCGTATAAGCCGTGACACGAGATACGTCATCTAGCGCAATGTTAGTCGGGTTGAACTTAAATATCTTGTTCTCTCCAGCAGCGAATAGATACTGCGTGCCAGCGAACTTGATCGGTATGGAAACATACAGATTCTGACTAGCTGCGGCACTAATATCTTCTGCTTCTTCCAGCGGCAAATAACCAACATTTGTTGGAATGATGTTCTTAGCCTCTGAGAGATTGGAAGCAACCCCAGGTCTGTCAGGCGTCCACTGATCGAACAGAATCTTCATCGCGCAGTCACCGACATTGTTAGCGGAGATGCACTGAACTCACCCCGATCATCCGATTCGCGCAGACCCAACAGGCCACGGTCATACATAGCCTGCCAAGTCGCAAGACGAGCATCATTCATCAGATACGGCTCGGCCTCTGCAAGACTTCCATACAACAGAAGATCAGGGCAGTTAGCAAGAAAGACGTTAGACGTATTGGCGTCGCTCAGAAACGCAGGCGCAGCGTAGTACAGAAGAGGCACAGAGTAGGTCGTGTCAGGCGTGGCACCAAACTTAATCGTACTCGACAGAATCGTGTAGTAGTTTGGCTTGTTCTGTTCGTATGTGCGACCGTTGCGCTCAAGGGTTGACGGTGTGAGATACGTCAACGTCCAGGTAGGATCGCCATCGATATAGATGTTCTTGAGTTCAAGAAAGTCGCTCGGAAGATTGACCGTTGATGTGCCGCCAGTCGTGGTTAGCGTGGTCGACAGTAGCATTTGCCGGATGCGTAGCTCACGGCGCAGTCGAATCTCAGCAAACTGGATAAAGTCAGGAATCTGACTGGTCAGGTCACTTCTTGCGAGATAGTTTGCGACGCTTGTTTTCAGGTCGCTGTATGTGCTGAGTGCCATATTTGACGTCATCCCATCCGAATGTCCGCGCCCCAGTGTGTCCAATCATCATGGACAGATCGTGGTCAACATGGACGGGAATGTCATTTTCCATGCACCGCACACAGAAAGTAACGTCTTCCCCGATTACGTTTCCAAAGTCCGTCCAGATAATGTCATGCCAGGGACGAGGCAACGTATCGAAAACTTCCTTGCGAACGAGTGTAACACCAAACCCAACCGCTGTCACCTGTTCTATGCCCGTTTTCCCTCTTGACTCTACCTTGTGCCAAACTTGTTTTGGCTCGGGTTTACCGTCAAGCATTTCTCTAGTAATCTCAAGATTCAACGCAGTCGGCAATATAGGCTCTCTGCGAGTAGTAGCATTTACCCCAATTACCGGTACATTTCTGGCTAACAGCACTTCCAGCGTATTAGCCGGGAACCTCATATCGCTGTCAATCCACAAGACAGCCTCACATTCCATCTGCATCGCCTCAGACGCCAGCTTTTCCCGCTGAGTGAATATCAGCGTCCCAGGCATCTGCATCAACTGAAGATCAATTACACCCCGTTTCGCCTCGTATTCCACCAGTCTGCAAAGGTCAAAACAGAACGACGACATGACCTCATCACGACACGGAACACAGATGGCTATTTTCATATTTTCCCTGGGTGAGTCCTGAAGAATCTGTTATCAGGATGGTTTAGAAACGCTCGGAATGCTTTGTCATCCTTGATGCCAAACCCCTGCATGATTCCCTTGCGGTTTAGATCGTCGATGACTGTAAGCGGAAGGCTGGCAACCTTGGTGACGACAGGCTCAAACTTGCCATCAGACGCATTGTATTCGCGCTTGTTGGCTTCCAAGATTGCAGATACATCCTGCTTGGTTTCCAGCACGATACCGTCATCAGTCGCATGTGCAACTGTGTATCGGCCTTGATCTACAGAGAACAGTGTTTTCATGTAAGCAGGGGAGAGGTTTCCCCCTCCCCTTTACCCATTACAGCGCGGGATTAAGGTCAGCAACGATGCCCGAGGCAGCCTCGTTTCGAGCTTCGAGAGTGAACTCAACCAGAAGCTGAGTTTTCTCGCTATCGCCCGTTTTGGCCAGATCATTAGTCTGGAACGGACGCAGATATGCAAGTGCCATGTACTCAGGATCAATCAGCAGAGCATCACGGGTACGAACAAATCTGTCGGGAACGATGTTGAGAACACCAAAATCTCCCATATAAACATCAGCCGACCCGATAATTGTGGTGGGCTGATCGCTGGGAGCCATATAACGCTGAGCAGCAATACCAGCAAACGCACTCGCTTTCTGCTTCAAACCGGAATTAACGACCAGCATAGTAGGATTACCACCCGAGTCATAAACCAGTTTCATTACATCTTTAAGCAAAGTCTCGGTAAACGTGCGGGTAGCACCATCCGAACGGGTCGAAACGCCAATGGTCGTCGGGTCAGTACCAGAAGTACCTTTCGACGTATTGGTTTTCAGCCACGACAGAATTGCGCCGAGTTTACGAGCAGTCGTGGACGAACCAGCATCACGGCCTTGGTTGGCAGCGATAATAGTTTCCATGTCCCGCTTAAGCTCGGCTGAAGCCTTGCTCAACTGGTAAGCGGCCTCAGATTTTCTTCCTGCCTTGTTCACGGCCTGAAGCGTTCCTGAAACCTGAATTGTCTTCTGTGCAATTTGACAATAATTACCAAGACGAGTGGTCGGGCTAATCGTGGCGCTAACAGCGTCGTCCCCCTCAACGGCTGCATTCGCTGCCGTAGCACTGGCGAGCGAGTCCGATTGCCATTCGTGGAAAACAGCAGTGGCTTTAGTCCGCGCAAGCGTGGACATAATAGGGGTTTCGGTAGGGCTGATGTCGTAGATAACGTCGATCAGGTCTTCGCGTTGGCCAATGGCCGTATGAGCGGTAAAGGTAGGCATGATAATTCCTAAAGAAATCGTTCAAAAAGATTCGCGGCGTCTCGGGCTTTGCCGGTCTTCCGCAGTTTGTTTCGCTCAGCCTTATACGATTCAGTTTCTGGTTGTGCAACCTTCGCAGCGCCGGACTTTAGAACCGGAGGTGGCTGACTGCTAGCCTTTGGTCGCTGGCTCATAAGTTTGTCGTACTGCGCAGCCTTCCAAAGGGCTAGAACCGCACGGCTGTCATACGCTGCTCCAAGTTCTTGATCCGTAAATCCCAACTCTCTGCCAGCATTCAGAATATCTGCTTTAACAGTCTCAGACTTTTCTGGATGTGCATAGTCTGGCAACTTGTCACTGAGCTTTTTGGCTTCTTGAGCTAAATGAGCCTGCAATGCTTGCTGCTGCTCGGATTGTCGCATCTGTGCGAGTCGTTGCTGTTCAGCCTGTATCGCTCTCAACTGCTCTTTCTTGTCAATAAGCTCAAGTTTCTTGATTGCGTAATTAAACGGATCAATCTCTTTCAGAGCTTCTACGTCTTCCGGTTTGTTCTGCTCGGCAAGAACTTTTTGAATAAGTTCCAGACGTTGAGCGTACTGATCCCGGAGTTGTTTCGCTTGCTCGACAGCAGACTTTTCAGCCTCAACAGCTTTACGCTGTTCTGCGAGCGCCTGGGTCTTTTGAGTGTAGTCAGTGCCTAATTGATACGACTTAATGAGTTCATCAATGGTAACTTCGCGTTCCTCACCTGCGGCTTTCACCCGGTAGCGCGGCGTTTCCTCGACTTGCTCTTGTTGCACCTCTTGCGTTTCTTCCTGCGGCTCTTGAG